TACATCTTCCAAACGGATCGTACTAAAGCAGTCACAGGTAGCTCTAGCTAAAAAACTTGGCTTGACACCTGAACAATACGCTAAAGAACTTAGGAGATTGGAGAACCAAAATGGCTAATAATAGTAAAGATACTAGACTTGCACGCGAATTAGAATCACGCGATACACAGGAACGACCAAAACAATGGGTACGACCTGAAGTACTTCCAGAACCAAACCGAAAACCTGGGTTTACGTACCGCTGGGTTCGGGTTGCGATGTTAGGCCAACAAGACCCACGTAACGTCTCGTCCAAAATGCGAGAAGGCTGGGAACCTGTTCTGGCTAGCGAACAACCACATTTACAAATGCTTGTTGATCCCAATAGTCGTTTCAAAGACAACATTGAGGTCGCGGGTTTGTTGCTTTGCACAATGCCTGATGAGATGGTTGACCAACGTAGAGAATACTTTACGAAGCAAAACGAGTCTCAAATGGAATCTGTAGACAACAATTTCATGAGGGAGAATGATCAACGAATGCCTTTGTTTAAAGAAAAGCGTTCTACTACGTCATTCGGTAAAGGTAAATAATTTTTTTTAGAGAGGTTATAACATGGCTACTGTAGCTGCCCCATATGGGCTTCGGCCTATTAATCGGGTTGATGGCATGCCTTACGCTGGTGCAACAGATACTTTTCTGATTGATCCAGCTGGTGAAGCCACCAACATTTTTTATGGACAAGTCGTTATCATTGGCGCTGACGGGTATATCGCCCTATCAACCGCTACTGGTGCTGACATTACTAGTAACAACCTTGGCGGTTCTGGTGTAGGCGCTATTGGTGTATTTGTTGGTTGTGAGTATATTAATGCTCAAGGCCAAGTCATTAACGCTCAATATTATCCATCAGGTACTGCTAATGGTGGAGAAATTAAAGCTAAAGTGATTACTGACCCATCTGTAGCTTTCCAAGCTCAATTAGATGGTTCTGGTGCACAAACAGTTTTGGGTAATAATACATTCTTCGCTGCTGCACAGAGTACATCTACTGGTAGCACTGCTACTGGTAACTCTACAAGTGCTTTGGATGCTACTGTCCAAACAGCCGCCGCTGCCTTCCGCATCGTAGATTTTGTTTCCGAACCTGGAGACGCATTTACAGATGTGTTGGTAAAGTTTAACCCCAGCGCTCATTCATATTTGAATAACGTTGGATTATAAGGAGATATGTAAATGGCTATTTCACGCGCCCAACTACTAAAAGAACTCCTTCCTGGTCTTAACGCCCTTTTCGGTATGGAATACAGCCGATATGGTGAAGAGCACAAGGAGATTTTTGAAACTGAAACTTCTGAGCGTTCATTTGAAGAAGAGACAAAGCTATCCGGCTTCGCGGCAGCACCTGTGAAGGATGAGGGTAACTCTATCGCTTACGATAATGCACAAGAGGCTTGGACTGCTCGCTACAATCACGAAACCATTTCGCTTGGTTTTTCTCTTACTGAGGAAGCCATCGAGGATAACTTGTATGACTCATTGTCATCTCGTTACACCAAAGCGTTGGCTCGTGCTATGGCATTCACTAAGCAGACCAAAGCAGCAGGAGTTCTTAACAGCGGCTTTACTGCTGGTGAAAACGGTGGAGACGGAGTTCCTCTATTCTCTACTGCACACCCGCTAGTAAGTGGCGGCACAAACAGTAACACTCCAGCTGTCCAAGCTGACCTTAATGAGACTTCTCTAGAGGCCGCAGTAATTCAAATTGCTGCATGGACAGACGAGCGTGGCCTACTGATTGCTGCTAAGCCCCGTAAACTCATTGTTCCACCAAACCTAATGTTTGTTGCTACCAGACTCCTAGAGACTGATGGACGACCAGGCACGGCAGACAATGATATCAATGCACTTGCAAACAACGGTTCTATCCCAGAGGGTTACACAGTTAACCATTTCTTGACAGATACCGATGCTTGGTTCCTTTCAACTGACGTACCTAATGGTATGAAGCACTTCGTTCGTTCGCCTATGGCTAACTCTATGGACGGGGACTTTGACACAGGTAATGTCCGTTATAAGGCTCGTGAACGTTATTCATTCGGGTGGTCTGATCCACTTGGTATGTTTGGCTCACAAGGCGCATAACAAAGCAACAAGGGAAGGGGGGTTACAAGCCCCCCTTTTTTAATCTATACTGTACGTACTAGGATACATATAACTTATATCGACTGACCTAGCAGACTTAATAGAGACGATATAAGAAGTGCTATTACACGAAAGGATTTACAATGGCTACTACTACTTTTTCCGGCCCATTAAGAGTCGGTGATGCCCAAAGAACACAAGATCCACAAGTTGCGGGAGCAGTTTCTTTAGTCGCAACTGCTTTTATGGCAGACCCCACAGCAGCTACAACTACAGAACTTCGTAGAGGCTCAGCTGCAACAGGCAATTCTGCTCTTTCAGTTATTCTCCCTAAGAACGCTATCGTTACTTATATTGAAGTAGAAGCGGACGCTACAGGCGGTACAAACCCTACGTTTGATCTTGGTTGGATAGAAGTTAAAACAGACACACCTGCTTCAGACCCTGACGGTTTGATTGATAACGGTGACGCTGATGCAGGTCATACAGTATTTGATTTTGCTACAGCAACTGTAGGTAATGACTTTGGCTTCGTTATGAGTACTGACTACCCTGTTAAAATTACTGGTGGTGTAGGTGCTGCAGCAGCAACTGGCGGAAACATTACTATGCGTGTTCATTACCATGTATACGATACTACTTTCGGAACAGACGGTAGCGGATCTTAATTAGGAGGTAAACCATGCAATACGATGTTAAATCGGCGTTTGCTACTGGTGATGGAGCTATGGCTAACTTTAGGACACGGATTAAAGGTGTCTTTTACGCTGTAGCTACTCCTGGCGACCCTCTAATTTTCCATGACAATGCTTCAGCAGCTTCAGGTGAGGTAGTTTTAAAATTACCCGCTTCTGTAGCAGGTCAACATACCGTAGGTATTCCAGGTGAAGGAATATTATGCGAAAAAGGTGTGTTTGTGGATATAGGCGGTGGTGCAGCTGTCACTTTAATTTACGGATAGAACTGTGGGAAACTTTGACCTGCCCAAAGCACTGGCTAGTTTAGTTCCAGTTTTGCTAGCGGCTATGTGGTGGGTCATTAGTTCTGTTGGAGAAATTCAAGCTGATATACAGTTAATCCGCGCAAATCAAATGCAACTTATAAGTCCGTCTGGGGTAATAGTTCCTAGTCCAGGCAACGCGTTTGCGCGACAAGAACTCAAAGAAGAAATTCTAGGGCATATTCATGATCTTCAAGTTCGTGTTCATTTATTAGAAAGAAGTGACTAATGCGTAGAAAACTCAATAAACAATCTATGGCTTGTAACAAGCCTAGAAGTACTCCAAAGCACCCAAAGAAATCTCACGCAGTCAAAGCGTGCGAGGGGGGCAAAGAAAAAATTATTCGGTTCGGTCAAAAAGGCGCTAGTACAGCAGGGAAACCTAAAGCTGGGGAATCTGCGCGCATGAAGGCTAAGCGTAAATCGTTTAAGGCCAGACATGGAAAGAATATAAAGAAGGGTAAGATGTCAGCCGCTTATTGGGCTGATAAAGTAAAGTGGTAATGTAATGATCGCCCCCAAAGGTGTAACCAAAAGGGGCAAAAGATGGTATAAAAAGTGTGGGCATTGTGGTGTTGAACAATCTTATTTACGTAGGAATTATGCAATACATTCATTTTTACTTAATAAACGTTGTAGAGCTTGTTCAGCAATAGTAAATAATACAAAGCCACATTATACTTACAATCAACTTAAGCTCTCTTGGTTTTACGGATTTCAAAGAGGCGCAGAGGCAAGAGGGATTAAGTGGAATATAGAAGTAGAAGACGTTTGGGGGTTGTACGAAAAGCAAGACAAAGTTTGTAAATTATCGGGATTACCGATAGGTTGGGCAGACATAGGACGAAATCATACTGCCTCGATAGATAGAATAGATAGCAACAAAGGATATGTTTTGAGTAATATTCAACTAGTTCATAAAGATGTCAATATTATGAAAAGTAAATACGACCAAAATTATTTTATTTCAACATGCCATTTAGTGGCTAAACGTAACGAGGATTAATATGGCTATGACCAAGGAAGAAAAAAGAATATTTGAAAGAGATGAAAGAGCACGAAAAGCAAAAGAAAAAATTAGAAAGGAGTCAAAAGCTGGAATGTATGAGGGCGGTGGGCCAGGCGAGGCTCAAGGCCGAAAAATGGCTACAATAGTTGAGAAAGACGATAAAAAAAATATAGAGGATTATGGCGGTGTGGATTTGCCTACGAACGCTAAAGGTGGCTCAGTAAAGAAGATGGCATACGGTGGTAAAGCTATGAAGATGGCTAAAGGTGGCATGCCTATGGTAAAAAAAGATGGGAAAATGGTTCCCACGTTTGCTGCTGATGGTGTAGGTAAAATGTCTTACGGCGGCAAAGTCAAGAAAATGGCTGATGGTAAGATGGTTAAAAAGAAAAAGAAAACCACAAAAGTAGTAAGACGTAGAGGAGATGGTTGCGCAGTTAGAGGTAAGACTAAAGGAAGGATGGTTTGATATGGGTATCTTAAAAAAAGCATTAAACGTTGTAAGTCCAGCAGCTAGTGTCATTAACAAGTCTGGCCCAGTAGCTAAAATGTTGGGCATGGAAAAGAAAAAAGCGGTCGCAACGCCTATGAATAGTGGTGTAGTAGACATGGTTAAAAAAGGTCAAGCTCAAAACGCACTTCAAGAAGGACAAGCCAGAATAGCTCCTAAAAAAATGAGCAAAGGCGGCGCTATGCACAAAATGCCAGATGGCAGCATGATGAAAGGTGCAGTTCATAAAGCCTCTTCTGGTAAGTATATAAAACCGAAAAAGAAAAAGAAGAATACAAAAGTTTCTAAAAGCCAATGCTCTAGACGTGCCGATGGTTGCGCAGTAAAAGGTAAGACCAGAGGAAGGATGGTTTAGTCGTATGATGCCTTGTCGTGGAATGGGTAAGATTAAAAAGATGGCTTCAGGTGGGC